CTCACCGTCGAATTGCTGATGCGCTTGGCAACCAGGACCAAATGCCGAGGCTCTTGAAGACCAAGAAAGAGCGCGAGATTTATTCAATGATCCGCAAATATTTGGATGACGTTAAGAAGCGTCTTCAAGATGCTGGTGAAAACGTAGGCGTGATTGCAGAAAACTATTTCCCGCAAGTCTGGCGCGTTGACTTAATCAATTCAAACCGCCCTGAGTTCGAGCGGAAGCTCGCCAAGTATTTTCTAGCCGAACACAAGGAACGGTTTGGAAGTAACTCACTATCTCCAGCAGAGGCCGCGAAGAAAGCCAAGGATGTTACCAAACAGATCGTTGATGATGGTGGTGTAAACCTTCCTCGCAGCAAAGTGTTTAGTGCGGGAAGTGGTCAAGAGGATTTCTTCAAAGAACGTATGCTTCGCATTGACCAGTTCCCAGAGTTCAATGACGCGAGCAACATGAAAGACAACTTAGGTGTCTTCATGGAGAAAGACTTGATGGTGGTCATGTCTAAGTATTCTGAGAATGCTGAACGCCGCCTGGACATAACTGACAAGTTTGGTCCAGAGGGTCACGGCATGACAGACTATGTGACTATACTTCGTAACACACACGATGCAGTGTCACGCCTTTTGTCTACGCACAAAATTCTCAAGCCAGACTATCACGTTCTAGCATCTGGAAATGAGCCTGATCTAAACGGTCCAGCCGTAATGAAGATGCAAGGAAACTCTGCCTTGTTCAAAGCACCGTTTTCGTCAAAAGAAAAAGCTGATTTCTTCACAGAACAGTTGGTCAAGAAAGCGGCTGCGGGTGCGAAGCGGGACGAATTGGTACGGTCAATAATGGATCGTATGCAGCCCACGGCAGACAGTGACGAGTTCAGCGATCAAATGCGCAAGAACTTCCGTAAACGTGCGGAGGCTATTGGGTCTGCCTTGGAGGACACCCGTGGCTTCACCAAGACGCCAAGCGAGAAGAACGTGGTACACGCTGAGAAGTACATTGATCTGGTCATGCAAAAGCCAAATGGCTCAGAAGCTTGGCGCAAGGCGTCATCTGCATTGCGGATGATCAACGGTGTAACACTACTCTCGTTCACAACTCTAACGTCCTTGGGTGATTTGGTTCTACCTCTGATCCGAAGCGGTGACTTCAAGTCATGGTCTACCGCGCTGGGCAACTACATGCGCGATCCAGTGGCGGGTTCAGCCTACCGCGACATGATCCGCAACGTGGGGGTTGCAGTGGAGAACACTGTCCACCAACGCATGAGCAACAGCTACGGGATCGACGCCAACCGTTTCACTACTGGCTTTTTCACAGCAACAGCACTGACGCCCTGGACTGATATGATGCGCGAGATTGCAGGGGCGACAGCCTTTGAGCATTTCAAGGCAAGCGCACGTATCGCACAAGAGGCACCTAACACTCGTCAAGGTCGCTTGGCGAAACGGGCCTTGGATGAATTTGGATTGCAACCTTTGTATGACAAAGGTGCGCCTCATATCGACATGATCATGCGCAGTGGTGGGACCGAAGCCGAACACCCAATGTATGAAACTGTGCAAGCTGGTATGATTAAGTTCGCAAATGAAAGTATCTTTGCGCCAAACAAGAATGATCTTCCACAATGGGCCACACACCCTGCGGGTCAGTTGATGTTCCAACTCAAATCGTTCCCTCTGAAAATGTTGCGGCTTGGTCGCTACGCATTCAAGGAAGCGTTACGGAGCGATGATCCAAATTATGCGCCCCTGCTACTCTACATGACAGCAGGGCCAGCGATGGGTTTCACAGCGGCAAACGTGAAGGATGTTGTTCAGTCACGCGGCGGTGAGGACAATCGACAGGCCGAGTTCAGAGAGCGCAAGCTATCCAAAACAGTTACCCCTCTTGAGGGGATGTTGAGTGACAATGCCGACAAAGCTTTGGGCTGGTATTGGGATGGCTTTATGACAATGGGTGGCTTGGGTATCCTGGGCGAACTTATGTATGACACGGTTAATCAAGTCGATAACGGTGCCTACGGTAAGGTAAGGATTGCAGAGACATTCATGGGTCCATCATCTGGATTGTTCTTCGATGCGCTTACAATCGCAGAGGGCGGCATGTCAGCAGTTGGCGATGCAATTTCGGGCGAAGGGACTAACGGTAAGGAACGTGCAGCAGTCAGAGAAGTTGTCAGTCGCGCCCCATTCATTGGTCAACATTCGGGTATGCGTGAAAGCATAGTTGATAGGATTGCTGGTGAAAAAGGTTCAAGAGGCTAAGTTGGTCGAGCGCGGTAGTAAATATTATGTTTACTATCGCGGTCAACTCATGGTGATAACGAGGGATAAAAAGATCGCACTCAACATTCAAAAAAAGCCCCGCCAGAGCGGGGCTTAGTTGGGAGAAAAATAGTGAACTATTTAATGGTACGGTTATGTTCGGGGCGATCTACCCTTTTTTTCCATTTCATATGCTAATGCTGAATAGCCAATTTTATCGCGGTAAGAATCTTCGTGATCAATAGAATTGAGAAGGCGGCATGTCTTAACCCAATCCATCATAATCGCAGCGTGTGCAGCGGTTATCTCACCATGCTTTTCTAATGCTTCACGGGCGATGACTGTCCACCCGATAGCTATATTTTTATGGTTCCAGAGGGCGTCACCGTAATCAACCGATCTAGCACCGTTGATAGTTTCTTTCGCGCTATCAATTATGGCGTCACGGTCAAGCATATGGAAGGCCCATTGCCAGACCAGCCTTGGTCAACAGGACATCATGCTCGGTTGCAACCTTTTGTATATCGACCAGAGTTTCCTTGGTATGCTTGAGCTTCATTCGTGCTTTGTGAAGGTCATCGAAGTTCTTAACCTCGCCCTCTTTTTCAAGCTGAACAATGCGGTCAGAAATACTTTCTATCTCTGCCTTTTTTTCGATAATGTCTTTGCGAGTATGGGTGATCAAGTCCCAATTTATATCTGTTGTAACCATTACTTTGCCGCCATTGTGAATTGTTCGTATTTATCACACGCCTCTGCCTCTTGCTTATTGGTAAGCTTGCATGTGAACCCACCCTGATCGTCAGGGCGAGAGTGTTTGCAGAATTGACATGCTGGCGAGAGAGGAGGATTTTCCCAACACGCCGTTCTTTTAAAGCACATCTTACACCGCCAATCTTCGGGGTAAGAACTCACTCGCCAAGCATGTCCATCAAGCGCAGCTTGAATATTACTATAGATTTCGTCCCATTCTAATTGGTCGAAGTGGACTATTTCCGCGTGATATTTAGAGTTATCTTTACAGTAAGAAATAAAAAAGCTGCGCTCAATTCCGAACATTGCCATCATCATCATCATTTGTGAGTAGTATTTTTTATGTGAAGCTTTCACACCATACGTCACAAACTTGTTGTAGTTGGCCGCGTTCATAGATTTGATTTCAAGAATTAGTTGTTCAGACCCATCCTCGAAATCTACTAGCCCGTCACTATGACAGACCACATGACCGCCCAACCAAGAGCGTTCATGCTGTCTTCCTGTCACCCCATCGTTTGGATACACCCGAAGGTCAGCCATGCGTTGAAGGTCACGAACAACCTGATCCTCAAGCCTATGCCCTTCGCGGAAGATACGCATCAACTGCGGCGGCACCATATCGTTAGGAAACCCTCGTAAGGATAACTGCAATCTCGCAACGCAGTCGTGTCCAGACGAGGCACCTATGTAGCACCGCGAAGTTTCATTGCGCTCTTCTGCCTGTTTGTGAAAGCCAGCATCTATAGCTTCGACAACGGCACGGGCTTGGGGATCAAATGGGTGAGACATTAGAATGGAATTTCATCATCCAGATCGGCGGGTGGGGCTTGGTTAAAGTCTTCTGCGCCAGCGTCTAGCGATGCAATCTTAGACTTATTAACTCGTCCGACCCTCAAGTTACCTGTGTTCTTGTCAGGCCAGATTTCAATCTCGCAAGCCTTGCCAGCAAACCAATCAACCTCTGGCGGGTTCGATCCTGTCCACCCAAGAACATCCAAGACACCTTTTAGTTCTTGAAGGCCATACATTGTGTTTTGTTCTGACTGAGGGTTGTTTACCATGATCCAATGCTTGCGAGAACCATTGTCATTTTTGTAGTTGATTTCGATTTGATCACCACCCTTTGAAGTTTTCTTGATTGCTGCACTCTCAATCATTACTTCATGTGTGCCACGATCAAGTAGGCTGCTTCCCGATGGTCGTTCACTGGTTTTAACTTTCGACAGATCGACATTTAAATACGCGCTCATTGTGCTACTCCTACACGTTTAGTTTTTTCAAATTGTTCTTTGGTCATCATCATGCGCTTGACCAACTCAGGCACATCTGTGCCATCCTCGACGGGGCGAATGCGCCCATGTGGATCGCGGTTCTTACCGTGCCATCCGTGGACTTGATCGCACAGCATGTATCTGCGCAGGGCCATCTTATCCTTGCCGCCTTGCACCTTTTGCGTTTCGGTCTTGGCAACCAACGCGCACACCAGATCGAAGTCACCAATGTATTTCTTTTGCTTAGACTTCTGGTGGAGCATGGGCCAGAAATGGGTCTTACCATTATCGTCTTGTTCTTCGGCGGCGAGTGCAGTGACGATTGTATGGATTGGCAAGTCGCGCAGATCACCGATCAGTGGATCAATTTTCTGGCTGTAAATCTGGTAAGGTTTGAAGTTGTTGTTCTTGTCAGGATTTTCGGCGTGTGCCTCAAGAAAGGCACGGCGTGACAACTCAGTTATACTGTCCACCGCCAACCATTTGTAACCAGCCTGTTGAAAGTCTGGGCTACGAATAAAGCTCATTATCTCTTTGAAGGAATAACCGTCAGGGTATTGAGCTTTATCTACGGTGTGATCAAACGAATAGAACGGAATGAAGTCTATGTCCTTATCGCTGATTGAGGACAGACCCCCTTCGCCCGATATGATCAGACCCTTACCAAACGTGTCAGCAAACTTACCAATCGCGGTGGTTTTGCCAGCCCCACCGTGGCCGTATAGAAGGATGTTAAGGTTGAGCGCAGTAACATCGCTCGTCTTAAAAGGTTTAATTTTCATGTTTTGAGAACCTTCACTGTGACTGTGCCGCGTTTGATCGTGAGAGCTTCACGAAGTTTATCCTTCACCAATTCGTCTGCGGCATCATAAAGACGTTTGTTGACGGTGAAGTTTTGGGAAACACATTCGGGCAAGGGTTGTTCATCGAACAGCTTTGCAAGCACAGCCTTGTCCCAATCAAATTTTTCTGGGGTGT